CGTATGGAGACTCTCCTCGCTTCAAACGCACCTCATTAAGCGTCACCGAACCGTTCTTAAGGTCGCGGTCATACATTGTTGAGGCAATATCAGGTTCAAGAGAATCAGGCGCGACCCAATCAAACTCCAAATCCTCATAGCCGAAGTCCTTCCAAATAATCTCCTGATTGAACACTTCCTTTAAGAGATTGAGGATAGAGCCGTACCCCTTCGCTTCCGATAGGTCTTTCTGTACCTCTGAGACGCTCTTTGAGCCCGTAGTGTCCGTAAGCCCAATGTCCTCTGGTGATAGACCGTACATCGCGCAACAAAGCTTCGCGAGCCAACTCTGATATTCCATGAACTGCATATCGCGATTATTCATGTCCTTCAAATTGTGAATCTGAAGTGATTCCGCTTTCTCCGTAGCCATAATCGCGGGGCGGTGGAAATTACCCATTAGTTCTGATACGAGATACTCCCTATACGCTTCAAGGTCGCGTTGATTTACCTGCCCGATAAGCTGAAGAATAATAGGCGGGAAAGCTCCTTCCTCAAAATAGGTACTATTAAAATTATCAGCGTTGAGAATGTTGGCGACCACGGACAAGATACCTTCTATCGGTGAAAGCCCGTATCCGAATGATTCCATCGCGCCCTGCGGGTTCATGTGGAAATGGATAAAGTCTTTCTTCGCCCACGCCGCTACTATCTCACCGCTTTCGGGACCGCCGTATTGTGAGTTATCAAGTACCTGTACATAGGAAACGGGAAGGACTGTTTCGCCTTCTTTTTCTGTTTTAAGCGGTATCTCAATATCCTGATTTCCATGCTCGTCATAGACGGGGCGAACGGTAGCGGAATCAACATAGAAAAGCTCGGCGAGTGAATCATCGGGATAGCGTGTCTTTTCAAGCGATACGGAATCAAGAGCGAGTAAGTCCTCAAGCATTTTATCCAAGAGCGTGCGGAACGTTTCATTGTTCTTATTCGGGTGCTTGAATAGGTCTGTGACTTCTTTGATACGCTCCACATCCTTATCATTCTTCTTCCTCTTCTGAACATCCTTATTTTGAACCACCCATTTCGTCTTCGTAATCTTTGATTTAAGGGTCTGTATGCAAATACGGACAACGTGAACGGATATAGCGGCGCGCCGAAGAGTGTCGTAAGAGATACGTCCAGGCTTCGTTAAACCCTTCTGTAAGAAAGATACGTTGCGCTGATTCTTGTTCTGAAAGGCGAGCCCGCGCGGTGATGGAGCATCTTTAAGACTTTTCTGAATATTATTGAATACCGCGTCAGGGAATCCTGCTGGTATCATAACGCTTTTCTTTTCAACGGGAGCATCAGTCATATATCTAATTATACTGCTAAAGCTTCATCTTTTCGTTTACGATACAGACTTCGGAGCTTTGAACTAACGTTATAGTATCGGACGATATTCGGGTAATGAAGTATCTTTACAATCTCTGGCGGTTTGAATCCGAGATATAAGCAGACAAGAACTTCTAATTGCTCCTTCGGCAAATTATGAAACATCTGCTCAAGAAAAATATTATCACCTCGGTCTTCCGCTACAGGTTCGCGCGGGTCATAATTATCAGCTTCGCCATTTACGAATCCATAGAACGGTCGGTTTGTAAGTCCTGATTCATTTGTCATATTTATGCAGGCTTAGAGTATTGAGCTTCACTATCCCAACGGGTTTCTTAATCCAAAGAGTATGCAGTTCCTCCGTCCATTCCATAAACCAAATGAAATACTCCGAAGTTGAATGATTATTTTTCAGTACGATTGCTACCGCTAGACTATCAAGGAAGAATCGTTGAATCGCGCGTACGGTGTCTCTTTTCTCAACGGGAAAGAAAATATCTTTAAGGACGGGGACAGTCTTGATAGATTTAAGGAGCTTCGGCATCCGCGCAATCTCCCTATCATACTGTTTCTCTTGCTCCTGAAGTTCGTTAATAAGGAACTTAAAAAAATGAGTAATATTTTCAACATCTCGTTCACTGACCTTCTTACCTTTTCGACCCTTACAATCTTCCTTCCAAAGCAAAACAAGGTCATACATTATCTGCTGTGCTTTTTTAAGCGTCCAACGATGCGGAAGATAGTATGGGATTCCAGGAAGCATCGGCGTTCCTTCCGTTTTCGTTATCTCATCAAGAATACTTTTCTTTGCTTCAATCCCTTTCTCTTGAAGCATTCGCTTCGCCATATTGCCTGCGGCGATAAGTTGTTCATGGGGAGCGCGAAGCTTCGTTTCCATATTATTGTTATACCATACGTCTCTCTGTTGCCGCGCCAGGCGTGTCAATAGGTAGTAGAACAGAACGTAGGTCAGGAGGCATGATAGAACGGCGCTTATGTCTAACTACTGGCGCAGGAATGGGCACTAGCGCTTCTGATTCGGGCGGGGTATCCTCCGCTATCGTTTCTTGAACTACGCGCCGCCTCGGGGCGATTACGCGGGGAGTTTCTACCGCTCCGCCCGTATAATCCTCTACAGGCATACGAAGTACGACCCCGCGCTCCGTATCCAATAAAAGGGCGATATCTCCTTCTATACTGATAAATTGAAAGCTCATGGTATTTGTAGGTTAATAGATTGCATCTTCCGAATAAGCCGAATCTTCTCACCATCGGACATACTATTTGACATAGGCGAGTGTGATACCGCCATAACTAATTCTTGAGTGGCGGCGCTATAAGTCGGAACACCGTCTATCTTCTTCGCGACCCAATGGAGGAAGTCTATTGAACTCATATCCCGTATCGTCTTATTCACGATAACAAGGTCTAGAATCTCTTTATCAAGAAGCGTCCCGCCCGCCGTATCTGTATTAGTCATGGTCATTTTTTATGCCTTCCGTTGCTTCGCGGTCGGCTTTGATAATCTCATCCAGTTGCGGGTCATCTATTGTAAACGGCACGCCCGCCGTTGAAACATAGATGCCCTTACCCTTCTCGCGCGTGCGCGCGTCCGCCATACGCCTTACATTCTCTTTTAGAATGCCCGCCTCCTCATGCGCGCGCATAGCCATTTCAATAAGAGCGACATATGTTACGGCATCTTTCTTGTTGAAATCTTTATAAGTACCCTTTTTGTTGTTCGGCATCTCTAGCCACTCCGCATACGCTTTAATCTCATCACCAATATTTATGCCGAGTGTAAGACCTATGAGACGCGACTGGTCTTTGAGATACGCCGCAAACGTATCCACGAACGTCTCAAAATCAAAACGTATCTGACTCTTGAATACTCTCGTCTCTTTTGTGTGATGACCCTTATAACGCATTAGGTCAGCAACCATAGACGCTCCGTGCGCGCCCCTCTCGTAGAGATACATTGAAAGAAGAAAATCCTTTCTATCACGCGGTGTCTCTGGGTTAGAGAGCGCCGTAATAAGATTCCCCTCCGAATATCCCGTTCGGTCAATAACGGCAAGACGCTTCTCTCCAGTTATAGGGTCTTTAAACTCTATCTCAGGAGATTTAGTCTTTGTAATTGAGGTCAACATTGAAGCCCCACTTTTTGATGAAGTGGGCGCGGTCGCCGTCAAATTGTTCTTTTGTTTCATAGGAGTTCCAAGGGAAATCAAACGGAAAGATTGGTAATCGTTGCGATGTAATCACATCAAACCCAGTGCTGAACATGCGTTGCCACATATCGCGCTCTAACCACTTGTGCGTCTTATACTCTGGGTCTAACTGTAGCATTTCAGCTACAAAACGAGGCATACCAAGGAAGTTGAGTGATAGGTCTAACTGCTCCCTCGGCGTACTCGTCTTATAAATATCAAACGCCTCTGGCGATATAGCTTCTCTCACATCAAATCCAGAGATGATTTTCGCGTTATCACCGAAGTTAGCGCGGTCAATAAGAACATCAATCGCGCCGTCTTGAATCAGCACCCACGGATTGAATACGACAAAGAATGATGCCTTCGTACCATTCATCGCCGCATCAAGCCCCTCCGTAATGTACTCCGTATAAGTAGCATCGCGACCGACCGATACGTTGAGGACGTTCCCGCCCGCCGCCTTCGCCAAGAGGATATTCCCCACGCTATCCTTATCTTTCGGGTCATGAGGAACTGATTGCGGGTGCGCTACAAAGACAAGAATCAGGTGATGAATGTTGGAATATACCCTTCGGAGTACGGCGTTCAATACTTCGCCATTCACTGGATTTTCAGGTACATCATTCCAGTATCCGTAAAGAGGAATGATGATAGCCACGGTACTCTTTGCCGTGATAGCCATGAAGTTCCCGAGGGCGGTTTCAAGCGGTGCAGTTTCAGCCATGGCGGTTTTTGATTCTGGTAATAAGCTTATTCATCACATTCTTTTCCACTGAAGTCTCCGCGAACTTGTCCCGCGTATACTCCAAATCCATAATAAACTTTCCTGTTGACGGTTTCGGTGATACTAGCGCATTTGCATCTGACATACTGACAGTGGAAGCAATCGGTTTATCCATCTTGTCTAATGTTAGGATAGCGTCTGTAAGGTCAAGAACGAGCTTTGTACGCGCCGCCTGATTCTTCTCCATAGTCCCGAGCGTCATCTGAAGTGATTTAAACGTATCGTCAACAACATTAACGTAATGGCGATTCAACCTTTCTAGTGACCTACGCTTAAACCACTGAAGAGATACCGCCGAGGCAATTACGAAGATAATCCATGTTGCGATAGCGAGATATATCATAGCCATTGTTCCTTTCTATCCAACGTCCAATACACCATCTTCTTTAGTGAATCTTCAAACGTAGACGGGAATGAGAAGCCCTCCTCTTTGAGGTGCGCACCATCTAGTGCATAGCGAAGGTCATGCCCTGGACGAGAGGAATGGAAATCAACTAACTCATAACTAAACTCTGGGTAAACAGTCGCGTGGTCTGCTCCCCATTCTCTAACAAATCCTTCAATCATTTTCGCAAGCGAAAGATTATCTATCTCAACTTCACCTACAATGTTGTATCGCCCCTGATTTGCTGAGCCATTAAGTATCTTACCGTTCTCAAGCGCCCATATAGTCGCTGAACAGATATTACGGGCATGGAGATAATGACGCTTCCCCGCTTGTGCCTTAGTCTTATCCGCATGGATAAAGAGTTTCTCTCCTGAAAGAACCTTATTCATTACAAGCGGGATAAACTTTTCAGGACTCTGTCGCTCTCCGTATATATTCATCGTGTTTGTGATAACGCACGGAATACGATAAGTATTGGCGAAGCTAATGACTGCCATCTCTGCGGCGGCTTTCGCGGCGGCATACGGATTATTCGGGTTCAACCTATCCCATTCCTTGAAACCGACCTCGCTATCAAACGGCGCGGGACCGAATACTTCGTCCGTTGAGAAGTAAAGAAACTTCCCCGCGAACGGCATCTCCGCCATCATGTCATCCGTAAGATTCTTCTCGCGCGCAAGCCCTCCCTCACGAATGTAATTGAGAAGGTTTACCGTCCCAATACAGTTGTCCATGAAGAATAACATCGGGTCTTCAATAGAACGGTCTACATGAGAACCAGCGGCGAGGTGCGCGATATAGTCAAACGGACCCGCGAGTTGTTTCTGTACCTGCTCGTTTAGTTCCGCCTTCAAATCCCACCATACGAGGCGCACGCGCTTACGGTCTATGCCCTCGGTATTATCTAACATATCGGAAAGGCGATTCGGATTTCCTGCCGCGTCAAAGCGGTCAAGAATAACAATCTCCCAATCCGTATTCTTTAAGCAATGTTCAACCAAATGACAACCTACAAATCCGCATCCACCTGTAATTAAAATCCTTTTCATATAGGTTTTCTTATATTTCCAATAGAGCTATTAAACCACGCATGCCGTTTACCTGACGTAACCGCGATTCTCTCCCCGAGCGTAAATCCGTTTACGACTTCCTGAACCCTAGTATGCCCCCACTTACTACTAATCCACAACTTTATCCTGTGGATAAGAGCGAGGATAGTTTTCATACGGGTGTTTGCTTAACTCTTGTAATAGGCACAAGCGGGTCGTTATACGGATGCTCCCACTTCTCACTTCCTGGAACTCCGCCCCACTTCCGTGCATAAAACGCTCGGTTATTTTCAAACGCGGGAGTAGGAACTATCGGGAGTCCGTTCTCTTGCGCCTCATTCTGTGTGCGCGACCCGAAATGATAGAACATCGCGGGCGGGTACGTTACAGCGAGAAGCCCAGTGAGTTTCATACGATAATGGAAATCATTGTCTTCAAAGTACGCGGGCGCAAATAACTCATCAAACTCACCGACCGTATCCCAGCATACTTTATCCACAACGAAAGCGGAGAAATGCGGGTTCGGCGCTTCCTCTACTACTTCCTTATCCTGTGAGAGTAATCTCCCGATATCTCTCGGAACTATTCCATTCTCTGTCATCTCTCCGCGTACGTCCATACAAGACACCATACCCGCGCCGCCCTTTTCAAAACGCTCCGCTAGGCGCCAGATAGCCTCGGGATGCAAGATAATATCGTTGTTCACTATGAGTACGACATCATACCCGCGCTCAAAGCCATCATTCACTCCGAAGTTTACTGACTTCTGAAAGCCCCACCGTTCTTCATTACGTTGGTATGCAAAGAGTTCCGATACCATTTTCTCCGCCTCAACCTTTGTTTCATCCGTAGAAGCATTGTCTATAAAAAGAAGGCGGCAATCAATCCCGTGAACCTTCGCGCGCATCATCGCTTCATTTACAGATTCAATCGCTGGTCGTGAATACTTTGACCAAATGTTTATCGCGGGCATTACAATTTGTATTTTCATAAGTATTGAACGGTATCAAATAAAAACTCGCGAGCGACCTTATTCTGCATAAGAACATCTACCTGTTGCGTATTACAAAAAACGGATAACCACGCGCGCCATTCCTTCTGGTAATTATCAAACCACTTCATAATCGTTTAATCAAGCGATTACTCGCCGTCCCTTTATACGGGTCAAGCTCTACCGTTACTCTATCACCTATTACCACGCGAATCTTGTGCAAGCGCATCTTGCCTGCGGTATAACACGTTACATCACGCCCATCATCCAAGTGAACACGGAAGCGGAGGTCGGGGAACGCCTCTATAACTTGTCCATCCGCTGTAATTTTATCAGTAGCCATCGTAATGATTAGCGATATCTTCTTTTAGTACACCCGTTAGGAATCCCGCCTGCTTCATTCGGTTGACGTAAGCGGTATCTTCTCCGTTGCCGCCTTTCGTGAGACATACACCGTGTTCGGGAAGCATACCAACAACCTGCATCGCCTTCTTCGGCATCATCCACCCGACCGCTGGTACGTTGTCCATATCGCGGAACCATTCATCATTTATACCACCCCGCGTAAGCCCGTGTCCCGTATGTCGCCAGACACCTAGTAAACCAATCGTAGGGTAATGCGCGAAGCTCTCAAACATCTTCTTATGAAAATCAAGGAAGTATTCAACGTCGTTGTTCGTAAGGAAGATATACTCCGCGCGGGAAAGACCAAGAGCGTCATTCACGGCAGTCGCCCAACCGTCATTCTTGCCGCGCCGTAGCATCCAAACCTTACCCGATATTTCGGGCATATTTGCGTATAGGTCGTGTAAGAACGCTTGCATACCCTCCTCCGTGGAACGGTTATCTACAATAATAAAACGTTCACAATCAGCGACCGCGCCAGAAGATATAAGAGAAGCGATAGTACGCTTCGTGTAATCAAATCTGTTCCAAATCGTAAGAATAATATCAAATGAGGGCATAAGGTTGTTCATTATTCTCTGATTTCTTAATCCAATTACAGTTCGCACAAAGAAGCTGATACTCTTTACTGCCATCTAACAATTTATTTAAGATTCTACGATAATAAGTAACGGAATTATTATTTTTCGCTTCTTTTACCCCACCACCCTTAACATGGTCTACTTGTAAAGCTCTTTTGTCAGAGAAACCGCAACGTCCACATTTACAATCAAAAAACTTAAAAATTAACTCACGGATTTCCTTCCTCTGTCGGACATAAAGAGCATTCTGCATCTTCCTAATCTTATCTCGGTTAGCAAGATAATATCCCTTTCTTCCCTCGGGAGTTTTTTGATTAAATCTAGGCATATTTCTTTATTACTTTAGCCCACCACGCAAAGGCAGGCGCTAGCTCAGCAAACTCGGGTTGATTTCCGTAAATACCCAAAGCGTGTATAAAGTCTAGCATCGCCTCTTTCATAGATGATGATGTCGTGTAAACGTGATTCATTACGTCATCAATCGTCTCAATAAACTGGTCTTCATACTTATACATCGCCTCCTCCTCTGCGGCATCCGCCTTCGGGTCTACGACTGTATCGTGATACACAATCGGGAAGCCGACCATCGTTGACTGGTGAAGTTTCCGCAAGAGCTTCTGAAAGATATACCCGCCCCATACGTCATCTATACGGCGGAAGTGGTCATCACCATCCTTGAAGTTCGGGAGGAATAAAAAGCCCCAGATAGCGTCCCGAGCCAATGCGAAGTTCATACCAGAGAATGGAAAGTATCCGTTCGGTACGGTACTACCGATAAGACGAATATCCGTCGGCTCGCCGTCCTTGCGGTCTTTGCCGTTGATGTCCAAGACGTTCTTCCATAGCCCCATGTTCGCGACTACTTTCCAATGACGCTGGGAGTAAGGGAAGCCGCGAGAGTAATCAGGATAACCGATAGGATTAAACCAACCCGAGCCGTAATCTTTACCAATGTATTGAATATGGTCGCGTATAAAATGCGTGGGGACGATGCAATCACTATCCAACCCGATGATGACATCGTTTCTATTCTTATAAGCGACCAAATGACCAAATACTCTGCACGCACTACTCTTATGAAAGAGGCGGGCAAAGTCCTCATAAAGCTCACCAAGAAACTTCTTTTGTTTTTCGTATCCATATACGTCCCAGCTTTTCGGAAGCTCACCGAGCTGTCCATCGCTGTCATCTACTATTATAACCTTTGCTTTGTGCGCGCGGGCTTCAGCGTCTAATGCGGCAACCCACGCTTCGGACGGCGGGATATGGCAAGGAACGACAATGGCGATTTTCATACCACTGATTTAGTTAAGATTACGCCGAGCTGATATGCGCCGCGAGAAATGTGCGTATTCATAAATGGGAGAAGTTCCTCGGGCGGGTTGTTGAAATCAAAATCCTCATACGCCTATAATAGCCCTATCGCGGTATTTCCGCATCTTTATGCGCTGGGGATAACCTAATCATCCGCATCGCCTCATTAAAACCAATTATTCTTCCGTACATCGTATCGCTAAGCTGACTCGCAAGAAAGAAAAGATACTCCGCGAGCTTCTCTCGGCTTTTAATTTGTTGCACAGCGAATTGATATTGATACCGATACGCTTCGGTTTCCTGCTCTAAACGGAACTGCGGGTCACGGAGATACTTCTTCCACCAAAGCCACGCGCCACAGTGTCCCCATACGTTCATCGCCGCCTGTTGCGCCATGTGTACGGATTCGTGGGCAACTATATCAGCAGATACGTTCCCGCCCGCAGGATTGTAGATAGTATCACCATACGTAAAGACCGTTGTTTTCTCATTGAAATCAAAAAGTCTCTTAACGTCCGCCCATATAGGTGGTCGCTCATTTACTATTTTCATACCGCTGGATATCCTTGCTTATCTCATTTAACGCCTCTGTCATAAGCGCTCTGAAGTCTACGAGTTCCCCTTTCTTATCAACGCGCAGATTGAACGTAAGACTAATATCGCCCTTCTTAAAACTATACGCCTTAGTAACCGTATGATTCCGTTCCGTTAGTGCGAAAGTCATGGTGTCGCTTTAGCTGACGGAGCCGCGCCACCAATAGATACCGAACCGCTACTACCCATACCTGCCTTAAACACATTATTCGCATCTTCTTGATACTCACGAATATCAAGTAATATATTCGCAAGCAACTTCATCATCTCAAATATGCGGTGATTCGTTTCTAATAGCGATGTCGTTTCAATGCCGTTTATATCCATTTCGTATTGTCCTCGGGATTTTTGTATCATAAAGTTATTTTATTTTACCGAACCTCTTCTTAAATTGTTCAAGACAATGGTCAGCCCATCTATCAGCAGAATCCTTTGAAACACAATTAGATGACGCCGCTACCGCCACCCATGCGCGAAGCCAAACTTCTTCTTCTGTAATTTTCTGTGTCATACAGGCAACATATTTAATCTTTTAAGTTCGTCCTGATACTGTCGTTCAAAGAACGCGACCCACTTCTCTCGGTCGGGTTGGTCTGCCCGTATCTCAACGCGCTTCGGATACTCAAGATTTAAACACGACATGGTACGAGGCGTTTAGTATCCCGATACTCCGTGAGCCAAAGACTCTCTGCTCGTTGATATAGAACGCTATCCCAATTATGAAGATGATTCTTCGCTAGTTTATGTTCGGTCGCCCACTCACGCGCCATATCATCATAGCCCTGTTCCTGATTAACCGTCTGCCCGCTTATATGGTCACAGGCAATACCGAGTACGGCAACCTCATATCCAAGCTCTCGTACCTCGCAAGAGAGGAGGCGGTCATAGAAGTGATGAGGCGGGAAGTTCTCGCGCTGTTTGATTGCCTCTAATACCGAGCGCCTTAATATCATCGCGCATCCGTCTACGACTGCGGCGCGACTATACGCGGGACTTCTCTTGCCGTGAGCTTCTGCGGGGCTTCCTTTCCACATCGCTATCTTCCCCATACCGTCCCCGTTCTTATACTCTCCGCCTTGAAAGTTAGAGGTCGTACCGCGCCCGCGCCCGCCTGAACTGTCTATCTCGTTACTCCCGATAAAGCCGACAAGCCCGAGATTCTGGTCGCTGAACGCTTCAAGCACGCGCTTATCCCAACCCTTCTCGGCAACCATAAGGTCGCTATGAAAGAACGCTAGAACGTCACCCGTTGATTCTTTTAAGCCCCACCAGAACGTAGGGTAAACGCCAATGTTCTTTGCTGAACGTAATATCTTTACTGTTATACCACTTCGTATCGTCTCTACGGGGACAGACCATGGGAACGGAGTATCTGAACCGTTATCTAATATCACGAGTTCTACTTCTTGCTCCCCACTTAGATTCGCTATCGCCAAATCTATCGCCGTAGTCGCGAGCGAGTGTTGATTGAAGACGGGGAAGATACAACTCAACCTCATATACGCATTAAAGCCAGGGATAGAACGGTGTAGCTTGGCACGTTGTCGTAGTCTGATACGCGGAGTCGTCCATAGTTTCAGTAAGAGTATATACCGTGCTACTCGCTCCCATTAAATCTAATTGCCCGTGAGCTAGAACATCACCATGCCCCGTAAGGAACCCTGTCGCGTTAGGATTTATTTCCCAATTAACAAAGATGTGATTGTAATTATTCTTCGTTGGAAGAATTGCTCTGATAAAACATAAGGGAATCTTCAACGGAGCCGTGGGAGCGACAACCTGCTGAACTGGCAAGATGACGATATTCGTTGATGTCGGCGTTGTGGTTGAAACCATAACGGAATCAGAAGAACCTCCTGTAGCTTGAAGGGTCATCTGTGGAACAGAAATCTGGCTCTGTACGAGCGATACTACGTCAGGCGATACTCCGAATGCTTGGAGTAGCATTATTATAGCGGCGATTTGTGTGAGTGTTAACATATTTATATAATACGCCCAATAGGGTAATTCCGCAAGGATAAGATGGGGACAACCTTTGATGGCGGGCATTGGCAGAGAGCTACTCATCGGTCGAAAAAAGGATTGCTACCCGAATACAGGCAATCTCAAAAATGTGGGTACGATGGAACCGTATCGTGATATGCGGGGAAATGCATACCCCACCCTAAAACCCCTTACTAAAGAAATCAGTATGTCAAACCTTCCTTTAGCAATCACGGCGTCAAGGCTCCCTCCCAATGACCACCATCCGCAGAAGTGCTGAGTGCTGGGTTCGACCTAACTACCGATATAGGGAATTAAGAATCGAGCCCTAAGTAGTCCCCAGCATTCAACACTCCTGATTATTATCTATAAATATGTTACGCCCGCCCACCATTGTGTAAAGGGGATAACTACCGTCCCCGTGCCGCCCGCAACATTCGGTCTCTCATCATTTGCGAATAGACATTTCGCTCGTGTTCCTGTTCCGCTATCGCCGCTTGGTCTGCTAGTTTCTCCATAGGCGCGCGTTGTTCTGCCGTGTGTACTGGCGGCGAGTCCTTCACGCGGTCAAATCCTTTCGTTGGTATCAATATCTTTGAGCCCATGAGTGCGCGCACCTCGGAGTACGCAAACCATAGAGCCATAAGAGCATCGCCCGTGTGTTCCGTGGGGTCGCCCGAGTACGCTCGCATCTCTGTTGCTAATTGCGAAGCAAGCATGATAGTACGCGCATCAGTATTGTCGGATGGGATGACGAGCTTCCCCAATTCCATAAGCATAGCGAGAGAGTTGATGCCAATTTCAGGGTCGTACTTCTCACGACCAGTATGATACGAGCGAACAGGCACGGCATCTTCAGCGAGGTCAATCACTAACGCTTCCTGATAACCCACGCTCTCCACTCGTATCGTCTGCATACCGTGCTTTGTAGTAGCAAGTTTGGCGGCTTGGCGTTGTTCATTCGGGCTGTAGTGTCCCCGATGTATCTGACGCACAATGAAATCACCATCTTGAATCCCGTCATACCCGTACCGAACGAGGTCAAGATAATCAATCGCCGTATCATCCGCGCTCTCTTTTTGTGAAATAGCCAAGTCCATACCTGCCGCGCTGACCTCCAATACGTTCTTCCCATGCGGTTCGTTCTGAAAACGAAGCGTCTTTCCTTTCTCCAACGCGCGCTCAATCCACTCATCACGAATGACTTGGTCGGGACGGTCGCTGGGGTCGCATTGATACATACGAGCGAACACATATGGATTCAATAGACGCTCCAAATAGAGCCGAGAGTACGGATACCTCTCTTTCCATAGAACCTCCGCGCCAGCGTCCATTTCTGCCCGATGCTCGTCATAGAATAGTTGAGCGAGCGCCATGCGTTCCTTCGGTCGTAGCGTGATATTGAGCATCTTAGAACCCCATTCCTGCCACAGGTCTTGGCGGTCAGCTTCCTTGATAATAGCCCCGCACCGCTTCTGAACAATGAAGCGCGGGTCTTTCATAAACTTGGACACAACATCTTCAACATGCCACGTATTACCGAGATAGATGAAGCGCCCGCCAGGGACTAGCACGGGCAACACGGTCGTCTCAATCCAATCAATAACCTTCTTGCGCTGTAAATCCGTCATGCTGTTCTGTTGGTCAACCACGTCATCGCAGATAACTACATCAGCGCGCCGCGAGAGTATCTGCCCGAACAATCCAGTAGCCGCGATAGTCGGGTCTTTCAACCCCGTGTCGGCACGGTCAACCGTGATGGAACGCCCAGACCAGTCTTCGGTCTGCTTCCTTTGAAACTTCGTCCGAGGAACAACACCGACACCAGTGGGGTCAATGTACTTCGCCCACGCTACATACTTTTGATTGCGTTCTATTGTGGATACTATTTCCGATAGGAACGATTCCGCTACCACGGCGGTGCGGGAGATTTGAAGTATGCGGAGGTTGTGGTTTTTCGCTATGAGCCAAAGAGGAAGTCCGATGGACAGATGCTTGCTCTTGCCGTGGTCGCGCGGATAAGTAAGTACTGAAAAGAAACGCTGAATGAGTTTG